ATCTCACGACGAATCTAACTGAGGACTTGGGACATGGAGAAACAACGTGTTCGGCCAATACCATGACATTGAGAACGTTGGATGTTGGTATATTGGTCGGAGTCTACGGCACAGCCAATATTGATAATAATATAATTAATGGAATTGATGTGACTGACCGACCAACCGCCGGTATAGACCTGCAACCAGATGTTAATGGACGAGCCTATTACAACCTCTCAGGCAATAGCACCAACCGGCTATTTAGTGGGCCTCTTGTGCGGGTAAATAACGGAGCACCGCTTAAGGAAAACCGCAGATTAAAGGTATTGAGTATCACGGATAACAAGTCGTTAAACTCATACGGATCGGCAATCTCGTTTATGAATACCGGTAGTGCTGTTACTTTTGGTGTTGAACTGATGTATTGCGATAACAACGTATTCGATGCAGTATCCAGCGAGTTTGGATCGGTGAATACAAACGGGGCTGCTGTGTCAGCATCCACATCTACCGAAGCCAGTGACACATACTATCTGCGAAACAATATAGCTAGTTATTTTTATAATTTGGAAAAATGCGGTCTGGCTACGGTTAAATCCATCAACAATGATGGTATCGGTGTTACGGCCAGCACAAATTATAATTACCTCCCTAGCTATAAACAGACCCGTGAAATGAAGGTTGTTACGGCTGGCACAGTGCCACGAGTGGGTACGGCGAACACTGATTGGTTCAGTTTTACGGCTAAACGTATTGTCGTTGCATCTGGTGTAGTGCAGTCAACATCTTACGGTGAGGTTGCAGGCGGATCGAGTATAGCCGTGGCTACACCAGCAGGCGAGTCATGGTACATTGATCAGATACTGATAGGTAAGAAGGGGATTTGATAAATGAAAGAATGTCCTATTCATGGGTGGGTATTGAAGAACTTTGACTGTAGCGATTGCAAATTAGACTGCAGTAAAAGGAGTGTTATTGATGGACAAAAATAGAATAATGAAAACGCTGAAACAGGATGAAGGATTTCGGGCTAAAGCATATTGGGACGTGAAGCAATGGACGTTCGGATATGGATGTAAAGCTCCAGGTGAAGGGGCTACTATTTCAAAAGAAGCGGCTTCTGTTCTCCTTGAGTCACATCTTGACAGTGCCATTGAAGGATTCAAGCGTATGTTCAAGGGACATGGATCCAAGTTCAACGAGTGCCGGGAAGAGTGCTTCATTCAACTTATATTCAACATGGGGACCGGCAGGCCGGACGGCAACGAGGGGCTTTACTCCTTCAAGAATACTCTATCTTTCATCTTCAAGAACAAAGAAGTACCGTGGGACTCTGTAGCCGGTGGCCTAAATCGTTCCCTTTGGTTCAGACAAGTTGGCAAGTCCGGTGATACTGACGGAGATGGACCGAAAGAAGGGCGCGGGGAAAGGATTGTTCGACAGGTTGCGACGGGGCTTTTTTAAGTTGGCCGGTAACTCATTCATTTTGACATGCCGAGTATGTGGCAAGAAAGCCCTACATCAGCGGTGCGAGAAAATAGGCGCCTTAATCATCTGGTATGCGTGTTGTCGTGAACATCGGGAGGTAAAGGATGAAGGTTAAATATATTAAAGTTAATTACTGTCTCCAGCTGTTCGAGCCTTACATTTTGCAGACACACATAAAGCCTATGTCACATATCGCCGCGGATTACGCCATACTCAGCACGAACGGCATACTAATCATCGACAAGTGCTTCTCGTGGGATGGTGCCAGCGGCCCCGCTATTGACACTAAAAGCATGGTCCGAGCCAGCCTTGTACATGATTGTCTATACAGGATGATGCGGGACGGAAAGATATCTCTGAAATGGCGGGAAGCTGCCGACAAAGAGTTCAAGCGTATTTACATTGAAGACGCTAAAGAAGTAAACCGGCCGTGGTATTCGTCGTGGTTGAAAACCTTTGCCCCTGTTCGGGCTTGGTGGGCATTTCGAGGAGTACGGGACTTTGGCAGTAGTTCGGCATCTCGCCGCAAACAGATAATATTGGAGGCTCCATGAAACTTTTAATCATCATTCTATGTGTCGCAATGGCCGGATGCTCAACAGTGACGTGCAATTTCCACGGTGATAATAACAAAGTGACAATCGAAGTACCAAAAACAGTGCAGACCTCTCCCACATTGCAGGCGGATGGTAATGCAGTTCCGCTTTCCGGTATCTGATACTCAATTACAATAACGGTTCCCTGGCTGACTCCCAGGCATAGACCTGCCCCCAAGAGAAGAAACCTCCGCTTCTTTTTTGGGGGCTTTTTTAATGTCTGGTGTCTCTCTTTTTAACACAATGTAAAATTATTTGCTTGCAATGTAAAATTATTTGCTTTATAACCACATCAAGTTAAAACAAATTTGAAAGAGGGGCCATTAATGGAAAAGTGTGAACAGGATTTTGGAAACGGGAAATGTCGGGGCAATGGGCCAGAGTGCGACGGGTGCAAGCCTTCCGCTGCAACTGCTGGTTATGGATTGTGGCCACACGAGGCAGCAAAAAAGGAATGTCCGTTCACGTACAGTACCCCACGATACACCAGCACGATGCGTAGTTGTTCAGGTCCGGTATGTATGGCATGGCGCTGGATGGATTCTGATAGAGGATATTGTGGAGTTGGCGGAAGACACGACACAACTACATTAAAACAAAGAGGGGGTGATTAAGTGGAAGAAATGGAGTTAATAGGCATATCAGTGAAGTTGCCAGCAGACAAGCACGAGCAGTTCAAGCGGGTGGCTGACGAAAGTGGTATCAGCATGGCGTCCTTAATCCGCAACATGATTTACAACCGTATTGAGGAGCATGAGGCGAAGAAAGATTAAATTGTAATGGCAAAAGGGGGGATGTATGCGGGGGATACTGTCAACAGGAGAACCACAGGACATCATCACAGCAGAGCGGCGGCTTGCGTGTAGCGTTATTTGGTCCGGCATTCTCGACATGATTTCGAACCGGCCCGCGAAGAGGAAGAAGGAAACTCCGCACGTTCACAGCAACCGCTGCGGCAGATGGGAACACAGGAAAGAAGCCGCATATGAGTTCCTTACAGGTCAGACCGCGATTGGCCGTTACTGGTTCGAACTGGCAGGGGTGGAGCCGATGGAAGGGAAGGCGCCGGAGATTAGGGAATATCTCAGAGAGAACATTGCAAAATGCGGCATTAAAACAATCGGAGAGCCGGTATAAGGGGGGATCATGGGGCGCATACACGCTGCAACGCTGGAAGGTTCAAAACGGCTGCAAAGGGTAGCATATCTTCTTTCAGATTACCGGGAGTACACCACACGGCAGATAGTCAAGCAAGCCGATGTGTGTGCGGTGAATACTATCATCCAAGAATTGCGAGAGAACGGGCTTAAAATCGCTTGTCGCTGCATAACGCGGGGCGTGTATGGGTACACTATGCAAAAGAGGGGGGCAGTATGAAAAATGCAATGGAAGATCGTCTGGTAACTATGGCCGATATCGAGTGTTTTTGGTCTTTAGCTGATGAAGATACAGAAGAAACTTGCATCGATATGATTGCCCGTATCAATGAATACGGATTTAGCGAAAATGTGCCATCAGAGATAGCGGAAAATATGCTCGGGTGGGCTAACGCAGAACCCGGCCCTATTGCAGGTGCCTATGCACAACAAGTCCGGTCAAGGTTGTATTTATGAGCGAGGCAATCAGAACAACCATAGCAGGCGCGGTATGGCTGACACTCATGTACTTTGTGGTGACGATATGAAACGGCACAAATTGCAGGATGCCCTAGCTGGTTTTTCGGGCAAGCACAAGAAAATCAAGGTTCGGGAGGTAAAATGAGCAACGAGATAACCATAATAGAGTCAAAAGCAATAACTCCTATGGACCTGATATCCAGGGCGCAAGCGGCTAATGCCAGCATAGAGCAGATGCAGCAGTTGTTCTCACTTCAATTGCAGTGGGAAGAAAACGAGGCAAAGAAAGCCTATCATCAAGCCGTAGCCAATTTTAAGGCGGAGAGCATTACCATCCTTAAAGACAAGAAAGTTGGCTATACCAACAAGGACGGCACTTTTACAGGCTATTCACATGCCACTCTCGGGAACATAATCCAGCAGATAATTCCCGTTATGTCCAAACATGGATTGTCTCATTCATGGGACATTAAACAGGAAGCTGATATTTCTGTTACGTGCCATTTGACTCACAGTCTCGGGTATTCCACGTCTGTCACAATGGCGGCAGGGAAGGATGATTCAGGAAAGAAGAATCTTATACAACAGGTGGCGAGTACTGTAAGTTATTTACAAAGATACACACTCCTTTCGATTACTGGCATGGCTGCACAAGATCAAGACGATGACGGCGCAGGTGCTGGCAAAAAAGAAGAGGTCGAACTAATCACAGAGCGGCAATATCTGGACCTGTTAGCATTGATTGCCGAAGTTAAAGCTGACGAAGCGAAGTTTTGCACCTATTACAAGGTCAACAATGTTGCCGAGCTTCCGGCGGCTAAATATGCCAGTGCCGTCAAAGGGCTGGAAATGAAGAGGGGGGCGTGATGGCTTACCCATGCGGCACGATATACGATGATGTTGAACAGGGTACGGAGGCATGGCACGCAATAAGGACAGGTAAAGTTACAGCCTCAAAAATTGCTGATGTAATGGCAAAACTCAAGAGCGGCGGGGAATCGGCGGGAGTCAAGAATTATCGCGCTACGCTGGTTGTAGAACGATTGACCGGCACAAGGGAAGAGTCATACTGCAACGCGGCGATGCAAAGAGGTACGGAGATGGAGCCTCTTGCCAGAAGCTGTTATGAGTTTGTCAAAGGTGTCGATGTTCAGCAAGTCGCTTTTGTCGATCACCATTCAATCGGGATGGCCGGAATGAGTCCAGACGGATTTTGTGGTGATATTGGAATGGTAGAAATAAAGTGCCCTAACACAGCTACCCACATTGAATACCTGCTTGGCGGAAAGCCTCCGGCACAATACATACCTCAAATGATGTGGCAGATGGCCTGTTGTGGCCGGGAGTGGTGCGATTTCGTGAGTTATGACAACCGGCTACCGGAGGACCTACAGCTATTCATTACCAGGCTTCACCGCGATAACGCCATGATTGCCGCCATGGAAACCGCAGTAATAGAGTTTAACGCCTCAGTTGAAAAGATGATTTCCGAGCTAAGGGCGCTCCGGCCATGAGCCAGAAAATAATCCTAGTGACTCAAGAGCATAAGAACAGGGCAATTGCCATTATCGAAGGATTGCCACTGTCTCCGGTGTCTGAAATTATCATCCGTGAACACAAGAAAAACAGGAGTCTAGAAGCCAACGCCCTTATGTGGCAATGGCTCACTATCATCGCCAACGAACTCGGAACATCCAAGGAAGAGCAACATGAGTTTTTCAAGGATAAATTTCTCGTCAATATTTACGAACGGGATTGTCCTGACTATGCCGAGATGCTGCAAACCCTCCGGGAAGTTTACAGGGAGGGGATGAGAGATGAGGCTCTATCACTCAGAAAGCGGATTGTATCCTTGACTTCTACCACAACAGCCACAGTAAGCCAGATGCAGGAATATCTTGAGAACATAGAGAGAAATGCTGCTGAACTTGCCATAAAGCTGCCGTTTCCTGAAGAGTTTGAGCGTTAACGTCACAAGGCTGAACAATCGGGCGTCTTTTGCCCGAATTGGTTCAGGCCGCTGGTTATGCGTTTCCAGTGGCAGAAAGGAAATCAAGTGCCAAAAATAGAAACTGTAATCCCGCATACATGTCCAGACATTGACAAGGTAATCAAATCTATCAACTCCGCTCAAGCGGCCATTGGCAAAGGGTTGAAAAGTGACGACCGTAGCTATTTCGAGGATGCCGAAAGTAATCTTGACGGGCTAGAAGATATCCTTGAAAAACTCCGTACCGCAAATGACTCTTTGCGGGAATATGCTCAACGGTTTTTAAATCTCAAAGAAAATATTGAGTGCATTCTTAGCGACGCATAACGGCATGAGGCTTTGCGGGTTCACCGCAACTAGCTCAAGATGCCATCAAGTACAAGGCTGCATTAGAGCTACTTTCAAATGCTGTTTATGCCCTTTCAGGGGAGTTTGATAAGCCGGTCAGTAAGGATAACTCTGGTAAGTGGTTACGTCTGCACGAATCGCAACAGGTAGCAAAGCAACTATTAGAAATATAACGGCTCGTCCGTTGCACCGGAAGTTAAAAAAGGAGTGAGTTCAAAATGACAAAAGAAGAACTTGCATCAATGCTAGATGGTATCGAGTACGGGCAAGAGTTTGAAAATAAAGGCTATCTTGGGCTTATTAACGATGTCAATCTTAACGGGCTTGTGATTGTTTACGGGCAGTCTGATGACCTCATGGAATTCGAAGGTGCAATCCGTGAAGAAGTTGGGGCTTGGGGTGGTACTACGGTAAATATCTTTGCCAATAAAGAAGGGTGTGGTGTCTTGCCGGAATGGGAGTCGTTCAAAGATTACCACGATGATGAAGAAGAGTTCAAGCGGTATTTTGTAGATAAACAAACATCAAAGCAGGTGGCCTCTGTTTGGGATAAAGATGGGTACTCATGGTTTATTGATACTGATATTCCCCACGCCGGATTTAATATAATGGAAGATGGCGAAAAGTATTGTAGGGCTATCGTGATTTCGCTTGATGATGTGAAGTAACACATCAAAACTGCAATCAAAGGAGCGGATATGTTTTACATCGGAGTGGACCCAGGCAATGACGGCGGGATATGCCTGATAGATGGTGATGGAAGGGCGCTAGAATACGAGCGTATGCCGGATGTGATACGAATCGCCCTGTTTTTCGGTAATGCGGTGCGGATGGCTGATAGTGGGTTGACCTGCATATTCGAAGAGCATAAGGGCGGCAAAGAGGGGAAATCAAACGCAAACGCTCACAAGTCGGCAGGGCGCTACTTGGGGATATTCCAGATGATCTGCGCAATCCACGGTATCAAACTGATTTGCGTCACTCCGCAAGAGTGGAAAGGGCATTATGGGCTGATTAATCGCGTCAAGAAGGGCGGATATAAGCCAACGGATAAGCAAAAGCGGGAGGCGGCGAAAGCGGCGAGTATAGCCCTTTGCAAGATGCTCTTTCCCGGTGTCAATTTGTTGGCTACTCCACGATGCACGACCGAGCATGATGGCATTGCAGAGTCTCTATTGGTGGGAGAATGGGGCAGGCGGAAACGGCTGATATGAATGGTACAATGGAGTAAGTTTTTAAAAACAGTTTGAAAGAGGTGTACCATGACACAAGAACCTTTATTCGATAACATCTTAGATTATCCCTCGGGCCTTTACAGGTTATATCTCACAGCTATTGAAAACGGCAAAGGGGTGTTAGATGTTGATACGGTTAAGGGTTGTACCCTTGGTATGGAGGCTTACCCTTGTGGCGGCTGTTACGGTGAATGCTACGCTTATAAAACAGCTAGAAGGTACGGGCTTGACTTTACTCAATCGGTGCCTAGAAAGCTTTTCCGATCCAACAAAACCGATGTTTTCATCACCGTTAAAAACCATAAAACAAACTGGTATCGTGTCGGGACGGCGGGTGATCCTTGCCACGATTGGAACAACACCATAGAGGTACTTGAGTTCCTACAAAAGACGGGGAAAACTCCGGTTATTATCACCAAGCACTGGACACCGCTTACTGACGATCAGCTTATACGTTTATCCGACCTTTCAGCGGTTATTAACACTTCTGTAAGCGCATTGGATACCGAAGATGAGTTAATCCACAGGATAGAGCAAATTGGCCGGATTAAGTATGCTGGCATGAAAAGCGTTTCTAGGGTTGTTACCTGCAATTTTGGTGATTCTCAATGGGCGAAGGAGCGCAAAGAAGTACAAGATTATCTGTTATCTTTTGCACACGTTATAGACAACCCATTGAGAGCATCAAAATCTAATATTTATGTACAAAGGGGGGATATTTTATTAACAAGAAAAGATGAATCTATTGGCGGGGGG